CATTTGCTTGTGCTGTAATCAGCATAGCCACCCTTGCTGGTTTTGATCAGTTTAAAATCAACACCATGTACAAAGTCAGTTGGCAAGTCTTCCATTTCTGGATCCAACAATGCGCCACGGATCAATTGAAAAATCTGTGGACCAATAATGAATCTACGAATTGGATTTTCTGGTTTGTTTTCTTCTTTCAAACCGTCTTCTGTCACAAATCCTTGGAAAATGTAACTACGCTTTTTCCAATATTTACGACCCATGTCTTCCAACGCTGGGTCCTTGAACCAAGCACGTACTTCACTCAAAACAGGACATGTCTCACCATACATTTCCATGCAGGGTACTTGTACCATTGTTTTTTTGCTTTCTGTTTCACCTTTAATACCTGCGAACTCGAGCTTGATCATTGCTCGTTCTGCCCAGAAAAAAGTGTTGTCGGAATTTCCATCTGGAAGGAAGCGTACTGCGGATTCGTTACCTTCTTTTAAGTTCCAAAATGGATATATTGAATTGTCACCGCCTGTTCTCTCACCAGTACCACGTGACTCTTGTTCTTTAAGTTTTGCTCTAATTTCAGCCAAAGATGCCATAATATTTCTCCTTTAATATGCCTTTGTTTGCCTATGTTTTGTTTGTGCCACTACACAAACAAAAAGTGCATACATGTTATTGTACGCACTTTTATTTATATTCGCAAGTGAAATCTTGCTTAATATTGAAGTAATTCTACCAATTATGTTCCAGAGTCTTTCAATCCGGCAATTCTACGCATGGCGTTAAGTTCTTTCATTATGCTTGCGTTTCTGCTTTCAGCCGCAGGTGTATCTGATATTTGTCCACCACCAGGAACAGCTTTACCTGGTAATGGTTTTGCAGGAGCTGGTTTTGGTGTTGCGGCTTGTTTTGGTGCCATTTGCACAGCATACTTTTTGCCCTTCCACATAAAGTCCTTAGCACCAGCTTTGCGTGCCGCGCCAAATGCTTGACCAAAAGGCATTGTATCATAATTTGGTGCTGCCGCTGGAGCGGGAGTTGCCGCACTACCGGCCGGCTTATTTGCTATGTTGACCCCATTAGCATCTCGTGGTACATTTGTGGGCGCGGCAACTGGTGCCGCTGCCGGCGCTTCAGGAGCTGTTACTGCTGGTGCTGCCGGCGCTTTAGGAGCTGTTACTGCTGGTGCTGCCGGAACTTCAGGAGCTGCCGGTACTTCAGGAGCTGCCGGAGCCGCAACCGCTGGTTGTGTGCCTGCTTGTACAGGAGCTCCACTGCCGTCAACTACTGCGCTACCGTCGCCTGCTTTTAATGTTCCAGGAACAGTTGCAGCCGCTGTTTTTGCTTTGTTTGCCTGCATCCTTGCTTGTTGTTGCGCCATCATCTCTTGTGGTGTAGGCATTGCTTTTTGCATGTTAGCCAGCATTTGTTCACTGCTTGAATTTGGATTTGGTAACCCAGCTTTGGCAACTAACTGTTGGGCCTTTGTTGGAGCAGCCGGTGCCACTGGAGCAACCGCGGGTGCCGGAGCAGCCGCTTCAATGATGTCTATATATTTTCTTAGTAATGAATCCATAACGCTTCCTTTATCTTAGACCAGCAATTTTTAACATTGCTGTTAGTTCTTCACTCTCGGGTAATGCTTGCTCTTTACGCTGTGCTACTCGAGCTTTGATATTTTCAGTTGCATTACGATTGTTCATTCCTGCGCCCGACAATTCAAGCATACGTGCATGTTCATGTTGTGCTTGAACATGGCCTTTGTATTTTTCCATTACGCTGTGACAAGCACGTTCGACCATACCATCAAACTTTTCTGCTCGCATTGTGTCTGGTTCAATGTTGTACTTTTCTTTAAGTTCTTTACACATCTTAGTAACGAACCCTTCTTCACCAATGGTCATGGTACCTTCATTGGCATTGAAAAAGCCACTTACACGTTCTTCAATTTCATCAAATAATTTTTCTGCTGTGCTACCATGACGCTTTTGTTTCCTATGCATCATGTCTTCATCTGGATTTTCAGCAACTGGAGCAGCCGCTGGCGGAGCCTCAGCTGGCACTGCTTCTGGAGGTGCTTCTGCTGGAACTGCTTCTGGAGGTGCCTCTGCCGCTGGAGCTTCAGCTGGCGCACCTTCTGGTGGAGCCTCAGCTGGTGGTACATCTTTATCAAATCCCAATTTGCCTGCAAAGTCTGTTTGATTTTCAGAGTCATGTGCTTTTAAAAATTCACTAATGATTGGTCTAGCATCCATTTCATCTAAGCCCAAATCAGCCAATGCTTCAAATGCTTTGCCTAATTTATCATTGTCAACTATGTCTTTTAAACTGTCTCTTACGTTGTTGGCATTGGTTCCCAATGGCAAGTCTTGATTAAACAAGTCCTTTAATGACTGCATGGCTTGACTACTACGGTCTTCGTCGCCACTAAACAAATCATCTTCTTCACGTACTATTTGTTCAATAGCTGATTCAAATTGATCTTCTGGGGATTCAAATGTTGATTTTGGTCGTTGAACTTCTTGAGCAGCCGAATTGATTGCGCCCCATAGGCCGCCCATTGACCCAGCCATGCCGTTGTTAGGACCTTGAACTCCTAGCTGTTTGGCAACTTGCTCAACAGTCATGCCTTTAGCTAACAATTCTTTGGCTTTACGATTTACTTCAACCCATTCGCCAGAAACACGTTCAGCTAAAATATCATCAGCTTCAATATCCTTTACAGGAATATCACTCTCATCAACTAGACTGTAAATGTATGGAAATACTGCCTTTAGTTCTTCATTGAAACTACGCACAGTTAATCTATCTACCCAGTCATTTAAAATTTCTTCTGGTACAACTCTTGACGGACGACTTGTAAAACTTTCTTTAAACAAAGCATAGTTTTTTGGACTTTGTAGTGTGTGAACTTCTTTTTTAAGTTGTTCAATACGTTCAATAACTTTACTGTGTATTGTCCCCATAGCTTCTGAAATAACTTCACTACGCTCAACATAGTTTTTAAAGAAACGTAATTTTGCAAGTTCTTCACTTAGGCTTACAACGTGCTTGCCAATATCATCATAAGGTGTTCCGCCATGTGACACATGTTGTGCCAAGGCGCGAGCTCCGTTCAAATGTTTTACAGGATAAGCATAACGTTCACCAACAGCATTTTCAATAAAGATTCTTTCAATGTGTTGTGTCCTACCGTTAGGTGCATTATAGTTTACTGGTTGGCTGTGTCTAACAATAATTTTAGCTTCGCCAATTTCTTGGTAACTAGTTCTACTAGTTCCAGATAGTCTAGATTCGTTCATGTTTCCTTCTCCGATAGGATCTCTCTTATCTAAGTTACTTTGCGATGGGTTTTGTAATTTAAAGTCCAATGAGTGAGATTGCGCAAAATCACCTAACTCATCTAAAAAGTCAACCCAAGAACTGTCTCTTGGATTTTTGTTCCATAATACTAGCAGAGCTGGCTTTTGATCTGCATCTGATAAACTAATTGACACATTGGTTAATTTCTCACCATTGCGCCTGTTAGTGAAGTCAAAGCTGATTTTTCTAGCATCACTGTCACGATGTTCCTTCCCATCAATAGGCTTACCGTCAACAGTTTCCTTTTTCATACTAGGAAATCTAGTGGACATTTGTTGCACTAAATCTTGGGCAATTCTTTCAAAATTCGCATTCATAGTAATATTTAGCTTATAGTGCTGGAAATGAAAATGGGTAATGGTGCCTCATAATCTTCCTCAGTATGTGTTCCTGATATGGTTTCAAAGACCCTTTGATCCCAATCTGCTATCAATTGACTCATTCTCACAATTAGCAATAGTGAGCTAACTAAATCGTCGTGTTCTCCGCTTTTTGCCTTAAAACTAAAGCCCGCGGCAATAAACGCCTTTAATTCTGAAATTAAACTTTTACTGGTCAATTCCATTTTGCCAGTTTCAATCAAGTGCTTTAGTCTGGCACAAGCGGCTATTTTACTACCATGTGTGGTGTTAAAACCTTTTCTAAACTTGCGTACATGACCCTTACGCATGGGTTCTGATATCATAAGACCAGCAAATTGTTCTTCACCTTGATCCTTAATACATACTAGTCCAGCTTCACCAACTGTATTGTTTTCAATACTCCAGTATATGTTGTTACTAAGCCCATTCATACTATCTGATAGATATTTCAATATATCTTTAAGTATTTTAACTTGCCCTTGTATAGGTGTTAAATTGTGGTGCCATTCTGCAACTTGTTTGAAACTGGGCAGTTCAAACACTTCAATAGCCGCAAAGTCACCACCAGTTCCCAAACTAGGATCTAAACTTACTAGGTAAATGTTTTCTGGCTTTGGGTCTAGATACCAGCGTGTTTGACCCATTTTAAATTTGGGTTCCTTGCCCGCTAGCTCTGCTAAAGTCAAACTGCTAATTAATGTTTCATCATAGATTAAGAACTCACATCCGTATTCACGACGGAAACGTTCCTCACCAATACGACTTTGTTCTTGTTTTGCCCAAGCTTCATCTCTATCTGGATGTTCGCTCCAGTGACATGTGTATGCACTGAATCCGTTCATTCCCAATGCTTGTTCGTTGCCATATTCATCAAGTTTGTTGTTTGCTTCTTTCCAAATATTGGCAAACGTATCTTCGTCACTGTTGGGTGTTGATGTAATAATAGCACGACCACCAGTTGCTAGTGTTGGGGATATT